GATAGAGACTTGACCAGAAAGCGTAATCGCCTCCGCATTGGCCAGTTTATAGTACCTAAAATACTGATTACCGATAGCACCATAAGCAGAGTTGAGTGAGATCTTCTTAGCCATCTGGATATTGTTGCACCGGGCAATCTCTTTCTCCAGTGCCTTAGTAGGTGTCTTCTCATATTCTTGCTTTGCCTGAAGCATTCGCTTCTTAAAGATTACACGATCTCCATACATCTTCTCCATAAGTTCTGGTAGAAACCCACGGACATCTTTACGGAACATTGCACCATTGGCACATACCGCATTATCTTTATACAACTCAAAGTTTATCTCTTCATCAAGGATTCGGTCAACCGTAGCCGTGGGATGACGTTCTTCCAGTAAGGTTTCTGGGGAGATATTGTACTGCATGATAAGATGAGGATACAGACTGTTAAGGTCAAAAGACACAACCCAATCATACTTTCCCGGAATCGGTTCCTTAACATAAGCACCTGCGTACTTTTCGTTTTTCTGAGACTTGTTCTTGGGGGGAATAACAATATTCCTCTTCTTCAAATAGTTATAAATTATCGTATCCCACATACGAACCTGATAGAATACATCTGCATAATTGACTTTAGCATCATATGCCATGGTCAAAGCAAGTTCAATCAGTTTCATCTTGTCTTCCAGTCGGTCAACAAGTTCTACGTCAACAATATTGTATTCAATATACTTTTGCCAACCGTGAGTATAGAAGTCTTTGAAGGTTTCAAACTCACTGTGGTCAAGTTTCTTTTGACCAAGTTCAACCTGAGCTATGTAGTCCAGGCGATATGATTCTTGTGCCTTATATGTAAATTTCTTATATAAATCAAGATAGTCAAGTTGAGTCACACCACCCACGTCAAACATAGTTTGCTTTCTACCCTTGACAAAGATCTCACTCTCTGTGACCAGACCCCAGGGCGAGAAACGCTTCATCAGTTTCTCACCAAGCACTCTGTTGAGACGCTTACAAATGTATGGGATATCATACAGTTGACAGTTCCACCCTGTGATCACATCAGGCACGTCTTGCATCCAATAGTTGATGAAGTCACTCAACAACTGATGTTCGCTGGGACAGTGGCGATATGTGACGTTCTTCTGCTTATTCACAAAGGGTTTTACACCCCAAGTCACAATCTCCTTGGTGTTGTAGTCCTGAATTGTAATCGCAAGAATCTCTTCCGACGCGGACTCTACATCAGGGAATCCGTGTTCAGATGCTGTCTCAATATCAATGGTTACTAGTTTGATCTGATTAATGTCAAACTTAATCTCATCTTGAGGATACTTCTCTGAAATATACTGATAGATGTAACGATCATTTCCATAGATGGGAAATCCATCTACGTCATCATATTTCTTGTAAAACTCCCGACAATCACGCACACTGCCGGGATGAATTTCTTCTACTACTTCTCCATTTAATGTCCGATACTTTGTATTCTTCTTTGACTTTACAAATAAGGTAGGGAAGAACTCATCTCTGTGCTCATACCTTTTACCATTATCAACACCACGAACCAGAAACTGATTCCCAATCAACTGAACATTAGTGTAGAAACGCATTACTTAGTGAGTTCTTCGTACTTTTCAACTAGGGTGGGCATGGGTTCTGTAAGAGTAATAATCTTTTCAGAACTAATCATAAATTCGTCTTGACGAGATACATTTAATAACCAGGGTTCTAATGTTCCGTCATCCTTTAACAAGAAAGGATTGGTCATTTTACAATCGGGTTCTCCGATGTCTGCCCCTACTTCATCAATCTGAGTTATCAGAATCTGACCCGTCGTCAGTAGTAGTGCTTTGATTGTTTTCGGTTCCTTCTTTTCGTTCGCCATAAGTCAAGACATCCTCAATGTACATTTGGGTTAGTTTAGGAATAGGTTCCACCATGGTCACTAACCAATCAGATGGAACAGGAATATTTACCTCAGCAGAAAGAGGCATCCAAGGGAACAAAGAAACTTCAAATCCTGCTCTCTTTTCATTGCCTTCTTCTCCAGCGGGGACAGGATTACGCATCTTGACAACACAGGGTTTCTCCAAGCGATATCCAATTACCCTACGATCATCACCTTCACCAACACACATCTCGCTTACGTCAGCGATAATGTCCTCTCCTGATTTGAAGAGCATTAATTTAATGGTCATGTTGTATTTTTACCTCCTAGTATTCTAGCAATAAAAAGGAGGGGCGTCAACTGGATTTGGCCAGTTGCCCCTCCGTCTGCGACGACGATATTCAATAGTATTTAGAACCAGTCTTTGCGCTGATGATGATCTGGAACAATCCTACCAAGAACAATAGTTAGTAACCCATCCTCAAATTCAACTGATCTAACTTCCGTATCCTCTGCCAGTGTCCAAGATCTGGTGAAAGATCGTTGAGCCATTCCTCTGTGGACATAAGTTTTTTCGGACTCGGTATCCTCTCTTTGTCCTTCGACAAAGAGTTTTCCGTCTTGTGTGTAGACATTTACTTCTTTCTTTTTAAATCCTGCTAATGCTAGTTCTAATCGCGATTCTACTTCACTAATCGTGACTAGATTAAATGGTGGATAATTCTTCGTTGTTTCGTGGAGATTAAACAACCTATCGAAGTATTCATCCATTCCAATGCTGTTCCTATTTATGCGTTCCATCAACGCAGGCAGGTCCGCAGCAGTATACCGTGCAAGGTTTCCCATGATTGTAGCTCCTTTAAAAGCGAGTTTGTGTTTTGTGGACCCCGAAGGCATCCGATATATTTATAGCACAGACATAAAAAAAGAGGTATGGGGTAAACCACACCTCTTGTAAGTTCCGACTTTCGTAGAGACCGCACGAAAGGTCTCAGTCTTATTTATTCGGTTTCCTGGGTCTTTCCTTTCTTGCCAATATTATACTTCTGCTCAAGAACCCAATCCGACTTATCCTTATACGCCAGAACTTTGATTTGGTTCAAAGGTGCAATGTCAGTCACAGAGTCTGGTTTGACCACAGAGATCAGTCCCCAGTCTGCCAGAAGACGGACAATGCGGTTGCGTCTCTGAACATCATTCAATGTCAAGTTTGCGTGCTTGCCATCCAGGGCAAACAGTTCCTTAAAGTGAACAATGAAGTATCTTCCCTGCTTGTGCAGGATGTGGCATGACTGATAGAGTTTCTTCTCCTTACGGGACGCAACTCCAATACGGGTCAGAGTTTCGCGAACTTTGAGAAAGTCATCTGGTTCATTGAGAACCACTTCTACCATTTGATCCTGAGACCATTCTACAGTGGGTTCAACAGTCATGGTCATTACATTCCTCCAGTGTCAAGTCGTTGTTTAATAAAGTTAATCTGTTCTTTAGTCAGGATTTTCAGAGCTTGGGACGCTTTTTCATTACTATATCCATAGTATTTTTTGATGCTTTCTAGGTCCGTGACTTTATCCTTTCGGAGCCAGGGAGAGAATCTCTTCTTTTTCCTGAGACTATTTAGATAAAAAGAATATTGCATGTCTTTGTCTAGGTGATGATGCTTATTCATTTCATTAGCAAACATCACACAATCCAAGTGTCCCGATAGACAACGATTGATGATATATGGAGGATATGTCTTGATCTCCTCTGAGAGATCTTCTTTGGTGAAGTTAATTGAGTTCAGCCAGTGCTTCAATTCCATAGTTATACAGTAGTAGTTCCTTTCTGTCTTTTTGTTCGCGCATGTATTCACCAACTGAACGCATGGTATAAGTCAGGTCAAACTCACCCGCTTGATATTCTTTGAAGCGGTCTTTGATAAGTTGAGATGAATTATAGGATATGAGTTGAGGTCCAACAAATCGATCACAGATGGTAGCAAAAACATCATGGTCGAATCCTTTGTGCATATTACCTCTCTTCCCATAGAGGTTAGAATCAATTTCGTATGGGGGATCTAGATATGTGAATGTAGACTTATCATCTGTAAGCAGTTCTTGATAGCGACCATTAGTGATCTTCCAGTTACCAATTAGTTCGGTATATCCAGGGAGTTTATCAATGCCTCGCATCGAGAAATTGCTAACTGACGCTTGCTTGCTGAAGGAACTGGACTCAGTGAGACCAGAGAAAGAGCACTTATTAACAATATAAAAACACACAGCAGCAGATAGGTTGGATGTTGAATCATCGTTTAGTTTCTCCTTAGCGTCTAGAAATAATTGTTTTGCTGATACTGGTTCTGGATTTTTAGACTTCAGTTCTTGAAGTCGTTTGTAGAGAGCATGACCGTCATCCTGTAAGGTCTTCCAGAAATTAACCAGTGGTTCATACAAATCATTGACCCAGACATTGAGATTTGGATACTTCTTTGTAATGTAAATTGCCACAGATCCACCACCCAAGAAAGGTTCGCGATACTCTTTGAAATCCCTGAGATCAGGAATATACTGATCCATCTTGACGCAAGCACGAGACTTGCCACCAGGATAACGAAGTGGTGTTTTGTAAGACTTCATAGAAATTTAGGACCATCATCAGGTGATGCATGGAGGAGCACTCCATCAACTTTGTTCATCAGTTCCTGCATCCCTCCATGAAGAATACGATATCCAGTTCCCACATACAACTGACCCAGAACAACAGCAACAGTTGCTGTGCCCCAGAAGACATAATAGAACCTTGATTTAACTTGTGCTTTTAATTTTTGTTTTGTCATTTGAATTCACACTCCACCATGATTTTTATTAATTTGATAATTAATTTCAGAACAATATTTCTGTATTGTGGCTAGACCTGCTCCCGTTTGTTCTCTTATATATCTAAGTGAATATCCTTTATCCCTTAGATCTAAAATTTCATCAATTTTTTCCTTTTCCAAACGAGGTCTCCCACCATTCCAACCAGTCTCCTTACGCCGACGGTAGTGGCCTTCTTTCACCAGATGACTAAAATTTTCACTATCAAGTTTTGTTCTTCTGATATTATGAATCCAGTCGTGATGATCGTGACATAAGGTTAAAAAGTTATGTTGATGATCACCCCCACCCATTGCTCTAGGAATTATGTGGTGATGCTCCAAGTCTTTATTTGTTCCACAAATTACACAAAACCTCAACTTCATTTAAATTCACACTCCACCATAATCTCAGTCAAACACGCAAGCATGTTTATTTCCTGGTCAGCAACGAAGGCAGATTG